ATTAGGTAACCCACAAGATATAAAAAATCAATTAGCACATCAAAACTATACTCAAATTGGAAATTATGTCATAGTATCACCCATGAGTGGACAGCCGCAAGATGCAACAACGCAAGGTGTGGCGGAAGGCTTTAACGGTGAATACGATGACGAAGCTGGTATGGCTGACAACAACTTAGAAACATTAAAACGTGCAGTGCAAGGAATTGATGATGTCATCCAGGCTGGTGATAACTTGCCCGAATGGTGCCAAGAAAAGATTGCTGTATCAAAATCAATGCTGGTGTCTGTTTGGGATTACATGCGTTCCGAAAAAGAGAAAAATTGAAACCATCCTACGTATTCGAAAGTCCTGATGGGGGTGAAACTGTTTACCGTAGAGAACTTGGTACGAATCGACGTGAGCTACATCACGTCAGTGATCGAAAATTAGAGTTACAATCTGAAGTTGCTCGCACACAGCTTTGGCACAACATTCGCCAAGCATCAAAAAATGACCCAGCCCTTGCAGAAATGCTAAATCAAGTAGAGACATACTATCGTCTGAAACATCAGTCTTGGGGTGGCCAAGACTGACTAGGCGGCTGCTGCCTTGACTTTACAAAGTGTTGCTACCTTGCTGGTCAAAAGTGAGCACTAATTTACATGACATCAAAATCAATAATTCCTATACAACGGAATACAACTCATTCACTGATCAACTTTGAAAATAAAAACTTCCAGGGCTTAGTTTGTGTGGCTCCCTATATAGTTTTAGAAATTGGATTAGATGGCGATGTTGGGTTGTGTGATTGTGCTGGCTGGCTACCAAGCCGAGTTGGTAACATTTACACACAAACTCTTAAAGAAATTTTATCTGGCGCCAATGCCTGCGCCATTCGTGAAAGCATTTCAAATGGCAACTACACCTATTGCAACGAAAAAACTTGTGGGGTCATAACTCAACAACAGATGATAGTACGTAGTGAGATAACTGAGCCAACACTTGTTGACTTGCTCAATGACTCAAACAAGTTTATTATGCCAAGAGAGATTTGGATTGCTGGAGACCCTACCTGTAATCTAAGTTGCCCTAGCTGCCGTACGCATATAATAAAAAATACTGATGACAAAATTGAATACCTAGAATCTCTTGGTGAAAAGCTCAAAAATAACTTGTTCACGGTCCCGTCCAATGATAAAATTGTGGTACACGTTAGCACCAGCGGCGAATTGTTTGCCAGTCCGTTGTTATTAAAGTTTATAAACTCTATTCCTATACAAGATTTCCCTAATTTAAAATTAGCAATTCAAACCAATGGATTGTTAGCACCACGATCGTGGCACAAGCTGGGTGCTATGCAGGATCGAGTAGAGTCTATTACAGTGACCACTGATGCTGCCACCGCCCCAACATACGAATTGTTACGTCGTGGTGGCAAATGGGACGATATACAAATAGCATTGTCTTGGATTGCTGAGAAGAAAAAACAAAACAACATGCGATTGATCATGCGTATGATTGTGCAACATGCCAATTATCAAGAAATTCCAGAATTTTATCAACAAGCACACGCATTAGGGGCCGAAGTAATTGAGTATGCACGATTACTACATTGGAAGGCCATACCAAAAGATGAGTTTGTTAAACAAGATGTTTTTAACCCTGCACATCCTGAATACGCCCAAGCTGTCAATAATCTAACAATAGTCAAACAGCAACCTCTAACTTATATTTCTGGTGGTCTAACTTAACCAAATCTGCTAGACTCTTGCAAGAATATTTGCTATAATAGTGTTCAAGGAGAATTTATGGACACCAAATCATTCAACGGCGAGCAAAAAATTAAGCTCACCCAACTCATCAACGAGGGCATGCAGGTCATGCACGAAGTTGAAACTCTCAACGCAGGGCTCAGCGACACCATCAAGGCCATTGCTGAAGAAATGGAAATCAAACCCGCGGTTCTTAAGAAAGCTATCAAGATTGCACACAAGGCTGAATTTGGTAAGGCAAAACATGATCACGAGCTTTTAGAAACAATTCTTGAAACTGTTGGCAAAACTCTATAAGTATGTATGAGTCGCTCACTTTACGAGCATGAAGAATGGCTAACCCGGCCACAAGCGGAGGAAAAATTTGAGTTACGTTGACGCACTTTTTGATCGTGAACACGATCGCATTCATGTAGTAGAACGCCGCAACGGCGTGAGAGAATACCGAGAGTATCCAGCCAGCTACATTTTCTATTACGATGATCCCCGAGGAAAATTTCGTAGCATTTATGGCAACAGCGTGTCAAGATTCAGCACACGCAACAACAAAGAATTTCGCAAAGAAGTTCGTATGCATTCTAACAAGCAATTGTATGAGAGTGATATCAATCCAATCTTTAGATGTTTTGAAGAAAACTACAAAGATCAAGATGTTCCAGAATTACACACAGCATTTTTTGACATTGAAGTGGACTTTGATAAAGAGCGAGGTTTCTCTCCTGTAGAGGATCCGTTCAATCCCATCACTGCAATATCAGTCTACCTAAACTGGCTAGATCAATTGGTCACCCTGGCAGTTCCTCCTCGAGGCTTGAGTTGGGAAACTGCACAAGACTTGGTCAAAGACTTTGAAAACACAATATTATTTGAACGTGAAGAAGAAATGATTAAAACATTTCTTGATCTCATTGACGATGCTGATGTATTAAGTGGTTGGAACTCAGAAGGGTATGATATCCCTTACACCATCAACAGGTGCACTCGTGTGTTGAGCAAAGACGACACACGTAAATTCTGTTTGTGGGGGCAACTGCCTAAGATGCGTATGTTTGAACGCTTTGGCAGCGAAAGCCAAACGTATGACTTGGTTGGTCGTGTACACCTAGACTACATGCAATTATATCGCAAGTACACTTATGAAGAACGTCACAGTTATAGTTTGGACGCCATTGGTGAGTACGAGCTCAACGATCGCAAGACCCAGTTCGAAGGCACCCTGGATCAGTTATACAATCAACACTTTAAAAAGTTTATTGAGTATAACAGACAAGATACTTTGTTATTGCATAAACTGGATCGCAAACTACAGTTCTTGGATCTTGCTAACACACTAGCGCATGCCAACACGGTGCTACTACAAACCACTATGGGTGCTGTGGCTGTAACTGAACAGGCTATTATCAATGAAGCACATGAACGTGGATTAGTGGTGCCTAATCGTAAACAGCGCAACGACAGCGCAGAAAATCAGGCTGCCGGAGCCTATGTTGCGTACCCCAAGAAAGGTGTGCATGAATGGATTGGATCAGTTGATATTAATTCACTGTATCCAAGTGCTATTCGTGCATTGAACATGGGACCAGAAACTATTGTTGGTCAACTGCGACCAGTGCTAACTGACCATTACATTCGTGACAAGATGAACAATAACGGAGGTAAGTTTGCCGATGCATGGGAAGGCTTGTTTGGTAGTTTAGAATACACTGCTGTGATGGAGCAACAGCGTGGTACAGAAATTACCATTGATTGGGAATCAGGCGAAGAGTCAACACATAGTGCCGCAGAAATTTGGCATATGATGTTTGACTCAAACCAACCTTGGATTTTAAGCGCCAATGGCACAATTTTTACTTACGAGAAAAAAGGTGTCATCCCTGGTTTATTAGAACGTTGGTATGCCGAGCGTAAAGAAATGCAGGCTAAGAAGAAAGAGGCAAAAGATGCCAAAGAAATTGCGTTTTGGGATAAGCGGCAGTTGGTTAAAAAAATTAATCTTAACAGCTTGTATGGTGCTATTCTTAATCCTGGCTGTAGGTTTTTTGATAAGCGAATTGGCCAATCCACTACCTTGACTGGTCGTGCCATTGCCCGGCACATGGATGCTTACATCAATGAATGTATCACAGGAAAGTACGACCACACTGGTGATGCCATCATCTACGGTGACACTGACAGTTGTTACTTTACTGCTTGGCCAGTGCTGAAGAAGGAAGTTGCAGAAGGTCGCATGTCTTGGAGCAAAGAAACCTGCATTACTCTGTATGATTCAATTGCCGATCAAACCAATGAATCCTTTCCTGGATTTATGGAACAAGCATTTCACTGCCCCAGAGAGATGGGATCATTGATTGCAGCCGGACGTGAGCTAGTGGCAGACCGTAGCTTGTTTATTACTAAAAAACGCTATGCTGTAAACATTATTGACCTAGAAGGCAAACGCTTAGACGTGGATGGGAAGATTGGTAAAACAAAAGCCATGGGCCTGGATCTAAAGCGTTCCGACACACCTAAAGTTATTCAAGAATTTTTGTTAGAAATTCTAAATAAACTGCTGGCAGGATCTGGCCGTGATGAGATCATTGAACGTATTAGAGAATTTAAGTACGAGTTTATGGAACGTCCGGGCTGGGAGAAGGGCAGTCCCAAACGTGTAAACAACTTGACCAAATATTCAGCAGAGGAGGCAAGACTTGGCAAAGCCAATATGCCCGGGCATGTTAGAGCCGCGTTGAACTGGAATAATATGCGCAAGATGAACGGTGATAATTACTCAATGCAAATTGTAGATGGTATGAAAACTATTGTGTGTAAATTAAAAAGTAATGCATTGGGCTGGACCAGTATTGGTTACCCCACAGATGAAATGCATTTGCCACAGTGGTTTACAGAATTACCATTTGATGATGGCTTGATGGAAGCTACAGTGGTTGATCAAAAAGTCGACAACTTGTTAGGAGTGTTAAATTGGGATCTTGGATCTGCTACTAACACAGAAAATACATTTCAAACGTTATTTAAATTTTCATGAAACTCAGTGAATTAATTGCCTTTTATAATCATCTTAATGAGTTCGAGACCGAACCCATGCACGTGGCCACTCATCAAAATCTAGCGCCTATACTGCATAACATCATCAATGATAAACTACAATTTTCTGACCTAAGTGAGAAACTAACATCTAACTATCATCAGATACAATCCAGTGTTCGACAATTTGAAGACACCCTTGATCAAGTCAAAGAATCAGTTCGTACCATTATTGAGACTAGTGAATCTGGATATTATGCCAACACATATGAATTATATGAAAGTCAACGGCATGACAAAAGTGAAACTATATTATCACGTTCAATACAGTTAACACCCGAACATCAAGAGTTTTTGACCACAAGAATTAGATCCTACGCCGACTGGCATTACCCTGGCATGATCATACGTCCAGGAAGTAACATGCCTTGGACCAACCAATTGGTTGCACTTGACCCAATGTACATAGTTGATCAGCATTCAGATTTGTTTGATCCATTTGTGTCGGGGTTTACCCCAGAATATCAACGCAGGTTGCGGCACTATGTTGTTGACGAATATACCAATCCTGAATTGCCATTTTTAGAGCAACTGCCTGATGGACAATTTGGATTTGTGTTGGCCTATAACTTTTTTAATTTTAAACCGTTGTCTATCATATCTAAATATCTGGAGGAAGTGTACACTAAACTTCGACCAGGTGGTACAGTAGCAATGACTTTTAATAATTGTGATCATGCCAATGGAGTTAAACTTGCCGAGCGGGCGTATGCCGTGTACACGCCGGGGCGACGAATACGAGATATAGCCACTCAACTTGACTATCGTATTACCATGTTTTATGAAATTAACTCAGCAGTGACCTGGCTAGAGCTTAAAAAGCCTGGAGAACTAAGTTCTCTACGTGGCGGACAAGCATTAGCCAAAATCGTTGCTCGTGGGCAATGATATCTATATAATCTAACTACAAGGAGAATTTATGAGAGACCATTTATTGGATTTAGTGGGCCATACCTTTGATCTTGGCTGTATTGATCTTGTCAAGATCACTGGCACCGAGAACGAGACCCAGATTGACGGCTTGGCCGAAGATCGTAGTGTTGTGGTACAAGGACAGTTTGCCGGGCCAGTAGCAGACTTCATTGGCACCTTTGGTATGCCTAATTTGAGCAAACTTAAAATTTTGTTAAATTTACAAGAGTATCGCGAAAATGCTACAATCAATGTAACAAGACAAACACGCAACAACGAAGAGGTACCAGTTGGTATTCACTTTAAAAACAAAGTAGGCGACTTTAAAAATGACTACCGTTTTATGACCAGTGAGATTGTTGCCGAAAAGCTTAAGACTGCAAAGTTTAAAGGTGTAAATTGGCACATTGAATTTGAACCCACAGTTGTTGGAATCCAAAGACTTAAAATGCAGGCCAGCGCCAACAGTGAAGAACCCAACTTTGCAGTAAGAGTTGATAATGGTGATTTGAAGTTTAGCTTTGGTGATCACAGCACACACGCAGGAGAGTTTGTATTTCAGCCAGGCATTAGTGGTGCACTAAAACGCAACTGGGCCTGGCCAGTATCACAAGTTATGTCTATCCTAAGTCTAGTTGGTGACAAGATTGTGAGCATCAGCGATGATGGCGCAATGAAAATCACTGTCAACAGTGGACTTGCAGAATACAACTATATCCTCCCGGCACAAAGCAAATAAGGTACGCAATGAAGTGGTTTCTAAATATGCTTGAGCGTCATGGACGCAAACGTATTGTAATGGATAGAGTAAGTGACGAGCCTTATCTAGAACGTTATTATATTTTTCTCAAAGATAGAAATCACTTCCCCTTTAACATATTCCTTCATAGGTTTCTTAAGTCAGACCCTGATGATGTGCACGATCATCCATGGCCTTATGCTACCTTGATTTTAAAAGGTGGCTACTGGGAATGGGTTCCTGTGTTTGATACTGTAGGGAGAAAAATCGGTGAGGTCCAACATTGGCGCAAACCTGGTCATTTTCGCACTTGTCGTGCTAATAGTTTTCATCGCATTGAACTAGATCCCAATGTTACTTGTTGGACTTTGTTCATGCCAGGTGCCAAGCAACGTGATTGGGGATTTTTGGTCAAAGACAAGTGGATACAGTGGGAACAATACCTAGCAAGTAGAAAGATAAAAGTATGAAATGGTTTGATCGTTGGTTTACCAACAAGTGTAAACAATCATTGGGAATTGAGGATGATATTCGTGAAGAAGACGCATATCAACCTATGACAAGTTCCAAGCAAAGACGTAACACTATTATTAGTCGTCGAGATGATATGGAATTACCCGACGGCGGCCTAAATATCCAAGTAAAGTCTGCACTTGGTGGGAAAATTGTTATTTTTTGTAACTATGACGAGCGCAATGATCGCAACTTGTATACCACATACCTAATCCATGACGGTGATAACTTTGAGTCTAGCTTGGGTAAAATCATCACCATGGAAAGTATGAAGCTATGATTAAATCTATCTCGCCAACAGGACGCTATATTCAAACCACTGGTGGCAGTCCAATGATGCCATACATTAGTCCCGGAGCACAAGGTGCCGGCCAAGTTAGATACAATACCAATTCCAGTAACATGGAAGTTTGGGATGGTGTGTCGTGGAAGGAAATCAATGGCAACTATGTCAGCATTGGCCTATCCAGTGAAGCTGAATCTTTGTTGGATTGGGCACGTACTAAACGTGATGAGGATATAAAGTTTAAATCGTTGATAGAGTCACACCCTGGTATCCAAGATTTAAAAGAAAAACTAGACATATTGGTTGCATTGGTGACAAAGGAGCAAGATGGAACAAGATAATTTAACAGCAAAACAAAACGACTACGCAATATTTCTACCAGCCATCAGTAGTTTCTATGCCACCTATGTGGGCAAGCAACGTTTTGATGAGTATATT